GGTATTCGTGCGGCATGTAAGATTATGAAAACACGTTATGCTAAACCTTTTGAGTCAGTACAAATTAAAATTCCATATGAAACAGGTATGAATCCTTACTCAGGTATGGTTGATATGTTGGAAAAACAAGGAATACTTGTTCAGCAAGGTAATAGACTAAAATATGTAGATCCAACTACTGGAGAAGAAACCTTATTGTACCGAAAAGAATGGAAAGATGATAAATTAGATATGATAATGGCAAATTATCATTTAAAAATTACAACAACTGCAACCATTCCAGAGGAGACAGAAGGCGATGTTGAATGAAACTCAAGTAGGTGATATTTGGTTAAACTTCGTCGAATACATTGATAAGAAACAATTAGAGACAGTAGCAGAACGCTATGTCGATCTATTGGCAGATTTCGGTGTTCCCGACAAGGTATTTCAAGCGGCTACCGGTGTCGACGACATTCTAGATCAAGCTATTGCATATTATCTTAATGAAGACGAAGAAGGCTACGATGACGATGATGAAGATTATAAAGAACTGGAGTTTTAATGGGTTGGTATTCTGAAGTTAGCAAAGATATTTCTAACATTCCCGCGGCCGTTGACTATTTTAATGACGAACTAGTTGAAGCGGCCAAGGAATGTAAAATTTCAGGAAATGTTGAACGTGCCGCGGCCGCAATGCCCGGCATAGTTGAACACAGATTCGGACAATTACAAGAAATTGAAGCAATTTTAGAATACCTTAACATTGAATTACGCAGACTTAAAAGTCAGCACTTTCGCAAATACTTAGAAAACTATCAACGTGCTCTAAGTAGTCAAGATTGTCATCGTTATGTTGAAGGTGAGGCAGACGTAGTTGACTTTGAAAAAATTATCAACGAATTTGCCTTACTACGCAACAAGTGGTTGGGTATTACTAAAGCACTTGACCAAAAACAGTGGCAAATTACAAATATTGTAAAATTGCGTGTTGCTGGTATGGAAGACGCAACATTATAATCAATTTGCCCAAAAGGTAAAGCATAGGCCTTAAATAATATAGGGCCTATTTTTTTCTATGAGGTTGACCTTTAGGATAGATTAGTATACACTTACATATATGATTTACATCGATACCATTCTTACTACACTAATTAATCAACATTATCAAAAGTTGGCAAGTATTCTTCCGACTAAAGATTTTAATGTATTGAAAAGTCTTGCTAATAGTGTTAGTGGTCATTTTTTTATTACTGAAAATCAAAGTAGATTATTATTAAAAATTCTGAGAGAAAATCAAAGATCGATCGGCGAATTTTCAGAAGAACTCTCGGAGGCTTTGACCGAAGTACATTGGAGCAAAGAGTTTAGGCAAATTGAACAAGTAAGAAAATTCTTTATTACAAAAAATGAAGATCATGAACCTGTACTGAATATAGAATTTACGTTTAATTCAGAAATTCGTAAAATTATTACCAATTTAACCAAAACCGTAGAAAATTTAGCCATGGTCAATAATGGTAAAAACTATACTGCTGAGTTCACTGAAAAAAATATAGTGGCGCTGGTTGAAGACTTAACACCATTGAATTTTAACATCGACCCTGTTATAAAAAACCACTATGAAACCATAAAATCTTGGTCAAAAGGTGAAGTAGAAAGCCAATTTTTATTAACCAATATTGAACACAAAAACTTTCAAAAGGCCATAACAGATGACCTTGGTATTGAGACTAGCATTGATCAAAATATTATAAATGATCGAAGCATGAGGTATCAATACTTGACAGAAAATCTGAAAATTTCTGGTGAAAATTTAACACAAAACATAGCCAACAGATCTAAGCCTCGATATTGGGTTGACAAAACACAACACACCATGACCGAGATTGTTGCCAGTCTAATTGAACTAAAAAGATTACCTATACTAGTTGTGTTTGATACTATAATCAATAACAAATACTTGGAAAATCTTAAAATTTTGTCAAAATCGTTAGAAGATAACGGAATTTTTGACCATATTGGAATTTATTTTAGATTGCCTAACGACGTGCATGGCAAGCAATTTAATCAGTTTATTGCAGAGAAAAAGTACAATTATAATCTAGATGAGTCCACTAGTGTAGCCTGCGTACAAAGTGGAAAATTACCAAAATTTTTCTTAAAAACTGCATGGAAACCTATGAGTGTAATTGCTCTAGATAGTCGTATGGGTTTACGTCACGGCAAGACTGCTGTATACTCTAACTACTGTGATTTAATTGTCGAATGGTCAGATGAACCGCCATTGGCAGATATAAGGATTAAAGGATGACCGTGAAATTAGTCATAAGAGATGAAGTTAATATTAAATTTGAAGGGTTGCCATTAGAGGCTAGAAAAAAACTTGCGGCCACATTTAAATATGTAGACCCAACTGCTCGTTATCGTCCTGCGTACAAACTAGGACGGTGGGACGGAAAAGTATCAATGTTTGGACTTGGGGGTAACGGATATCTTAGTCAGTTAGAACGGTGTCTTACCGTACTAGGTGACATGGATATAGATGTAGATGAATTAGAAGATTTAAGAACTACTAAACAAATTACATTTGAACCAGTTACTGAAACGTATTGGGCAGATCAGGGTAAGATATGGCCAAAAGGTCATCAGCAAGAAGGTCAGCCCATTATGTTGCGTGATTATCAAGTTGAGGCAATTAATAAATTTTTAATCAATACACAAGCTCTACAAGAAATTGCTACAGGTGCTGGTAAAACAATTACCACAGCAACACTAAGCCATCTTGCTGAAAAATACGGGCGCACAATTACCATCGTACCTAATAAAAGTCTAGTAGAACAGACAGAAGAAGATTTTATAAATGTTGGTCTTGATGTTGGCGTATACTACGGGGATCGTAAAGATCTTAACAAGACACATACTATTTGTACATGGCAAAGTCTTAACATTTTAGATAAGAAAAGCAAAAATCACGAATATGATATAGTTAGTCTGGCAGAATTTCTTGACGGAGTAAGATGCGTTATTGTCGACGAAGTTCACATGGCCAAAGCTGATGTACTTAAAAATTTACTTACACAAAATTTATGTAATGCTCCTGTACGCTGGGGATTAACTGGTACTGTACCCAAGGGCGACTATGAAGCGGAACCTATTTTTGCCAGCATTGGACCGGTAGTTGGTGGTATTAAAGCACATGAACTACAAGAAATGGGTGTGCTGTCAAGCTGTCATGTTAACGTGGTTCAAATGATAGATTTACCCGAATTTAAAACATATCCAGACGAATTAAAATATCTTGTCACCAATGATGACAGGATGATTTATATCAGTAAATTAATCAAAAAAATCTCACAATCAGGCAATACATTAGTCTTAGTTAATAGGATCGATTCAGGCAAATTTTTAATAAATGAAATAGAAGACGCAGTATTCATCTCAGGTGAAGTTAAGACTAAAGATCGAAAAGAAGAATATGATGAAATTAAAACATCCGATAATAAAATTATTGTAGCAACTTATGGTGTAGCCGCCGTAGGTATTAATATTCCTCGTATTTTTAATTTGGTTTTGCTGGAACCCGGAAAGAGCTTTGTTAGAGTTATACAAAGTATTGGGCGCGGTATCAGAAAAGCTGAAGATAAAGATTTTGTACAAATCTGGGATGTAACTAGCACTTGTAAGTGGGCAAAACGTCACCTTACAGAACGAAAGAAATTTTACAAGGAAGCCAAATATCCATTTAGTTTAGAAAAAGTGGATTGGCAAAAATAAGGAATTATGCAGATATTAACCCTAGATAACAAAACGTTTTCATTAAATAATTTACCGGAGGAAGTTGACGAAAACACTAGATTTGCTGTGTTAGATAACAGTAATCCAGCAGAACCAGATTTCTTTTTCATGCCATTGATATTTTTAGAAAGCTTCAATGCACCCGCAATGGTACTTAGAATTGGCGATGACGAAATTGCTATGCCGTTAGATTGGAGTATAGCTGTTGGAGACAGCAGTAGCTCTAGTGATATAGAAATTTTACCTTTAACTAGTTTAAACGACAGAGGTTTTGAAGCATTGTGTTTTAATCCATTAAGCTCGTTTAGGGTAGAGTTTAAAAAAATAGAAATAGTAAATTTTTACAATGATGTTAAATGGTATTTTCCAAAAATGAAAAATGGTCAGCTATTAGCAACTCCAACTGGGTTCGGCGATAAACCCAACTGTGCTTATTTTGTTAAAGAAATTAGCCGCCAAAGCGAAATTATTCAATTGGACAAAATACTATAATGGGAACACTTAAACCCGGTGCCAAATATATACACGAACGTAATGGATCGGTAGTCTATGCTAGAGAATTTGGTGCCGATCCAAGCACAAGGCAAGTAGTAGGGTGGGATTACAATAAAGATGATCCTACGTTTGATCCGCGCACAACAGATGGCCGCCC